CAAAAACACTTGACAAGCATTTTGAGAAATGCTATAATGGTATCAGTTAAAACAAAGGAGAAAGAAAAATGAAAAAAGAACTTACAACACAAGAACTAATTAAATTTTCAAAAGAAATTTTAGAGGTTAAAAATCGCAGAGAGCGCTCATTTAAACTAGGGGAGATTTTAAAACGTGAAAACCTATCAGAAGATGACATGTATTCATTATATAATACACTATTAACAGCTATCCAAGTTTATGGCGATGTTATCGGATTCAATGACGAAGATTTTAAAGAAATGGCTCTTACAATCTTCGTACTTGAAAAAGTTGAAGAAGCTAAAAAGGGTGTTGCGTAAGGAGGTAAGGAAAATGCTTAATTTTAAAACATTTATTAAGACTGTTTATAGAAATAGTAGGTATTTTTATCAAGATTTTGTAAATGGATATAATGTATTTACAGATGGTCAAATTATGGTTTTTATTAAAGAAAATACTAATAATGAATTATGTAAAGATATTGCTGAGGGTGTAAACCGTTCAGGTATAAGTTATAGAGAATATTTAGAAAAGGTTATAGAAACTTTTCTAAGTTCTGAAAGTAATATCAATTCTATTTATAAATCTGATAAAAATTATACTCTTATGGATTCAGATGATGGTAAAATTACATGGTTTGCAAGTCGTTTACTTGCTTGTATCTCAAAAAGATATAAAGGAGGTAAAGAGTTTGTAAAGAATACACCAACAATAAAACATGAAACTTTCAGGGTTTATTATAAAGGTGATGATGATTTATTTGTAGTAATTCTACCAATTTGTGCTTTGGGTAATGATGGGGTTGTGTTTATAAAATAATTTACTTTCTTATTAAGTTTATCACTTGCTTTCTATTTGAAAATGTGGTAAACTTAAATAAGAAAATAAATAACCTTTATTTTCTTAAATGTAAAAAGCAAATTTTAAAGAAAGGAGAAAAAGAAAAGTTGACTGATACACCTATTAAATGTACTTTCAACGCTACACAGGTTACATTCAATCTATATAAGAATGAAGATGGAAACGTTACTATCATACCCGAAACGGTAACGATAAACCAACGGAGACAGCTTCCATATATTGAACGTTACCTAAAAGAGCGTTTTAAGGGCTATCTCACTATAGAGGTAGTTGACTATGAATATAAAAGCTATGTGGCTTCTATTCCATTCGCTACCGCCTTAGAATACGGAGAGGAACAACCAGCGGAAGGGGTGTAGTAAATGGCTTTAACACCAAAACAAAGGAAGGTACAACGGGACTATTTAACCAGAAAGAAAAGAACGCTACAACGTCAGGGCGCATCTAATGCCGAGATTAAGGCTTTTATGGGTGGTCGGTGGGACTTTTCAGGGATGAGTGACAAGGCGCTAGAACGTGCCTACAATGAGATTAAAAGCAAGGGGCGCACCCAAGTATTCGGAAATCACGTCTACACCAGTGACTATGTTAAAAAAGCTAAAGCATGGTACGGGGACAAGTTTTCCGTTGAAAAGCTGACCCAAGGTTTTCGCTCTTCTCAACGCTCAGACTTAAACCGCTTTCATTCAGCCAAAGAGGTCAAAGAATACCGCTCAGAACGTGACAGAGAAGCCAAAGAACGCTATATCCAAGCGCTTGAAGAAATGCACTACAACACCAGAGAAGCAGGCAATAAGGCTCAAGAAAAAGCCTTTAAAAGCATGATTTCACGCATAAGGCGCATGAGTGCCAGCAACTTTGGCGCATTTCTAACAGGTGGGGCGAGTGATAAGGTTTCATTTGATAACGTCATGGTTTTCGTAGATACAGACGGTAAAGAAACGGCTTTTGAATTTCAGGACAGCCTAGCCCGTGAAATCCTTGATAATGTAGATAAGTTTTCCAAGCAATTTGTCAGCGACATGAGAAGACAAAAGAAGCGAGGGAAGAAGTGACTTGCTACTATGCAGGCGACTTTGAAACAACTACAAACGAGGAAGAAACAGAGGTATGGCTATCTTGCTTTGCTAAAGTTATTGACTATGACACGCTAGACACATTTAAGGTAAACACTAGCCTAGAGGATTTTCTAAAATCCCTCTATCTTGACCTAGACAAGACTTACGCAGAGACAGGAGAAGATGAGTTTATCATATTCTTTCACAATCTCAAGTTTGACGGCTCTTTCTTGTTATCTTTCTTTCTGAACAATGATATAGAATGTACTTACTTTATCAATGATATGGGGGTTTGGTACTCTATTACGCTAGAATTTCCAGACTTTACGCTAACGTTTAGAGACTCCTTAAAAATCCTTAACTTTTCAATCGCTACGATGGCTGGACTTTTCAAAATGCCAATAGCTAAAGGGACTACACCCTTGCTAAAACATAAGCCAGATGAAATAAAGCCAGAATGGATTGACTACATACATGTAGACGTTGCAATCCTAGCCCGTGGTATCTTTGCGATGTACTATGAAGAAAATTTTACAAAGTACACATCAGCAAGTGAAGCGCTGACCGAGTTTAAACGGATTTTCAGGAAGTCAAAACGAAAGTTCAGGGACTTTTTTCCAATCTTGGACGAAAAGGTAGATGATTTTTGTCGTAAAGCGTACCGTGGGGGCTGGACGTTTGCCAACCCTAAAACGCAGGGGCGCACGCTGAAACAGTTGATAGACATCTATGACATTAACAGTATGTACCCAGCTACCATGTTACAGAACGCTTTGCCTATTGGGATACCGAAGCGATACAAGGGCAAGCCCAAGGAGATAAAGGAAGACCATTATTATATCTATCATATTAAAGCCGATTTTGACTTAAAACGTGGCTACCTCCCAACAATCCAGATTAAGCGCAAACTTGACGCTTTACGCATTGGGGTCAGAACTAGCGATTATGTGACTACCTCAAAAAACGAGGTTATAGACCTATATTTGACTAATTTTGACCTTGACCTATTTTTAAAACATTATGATAGTTCTATCATGTATGTTGAAACACTTGAATTTCAGACAGAATCAGGCTTGTTTGATGACTATATCACAACTTACCGATACAAGAAAGAAAACGCACAAAGTCCAGCAGAAAAACAAAAGGCTAAGATTATGCTAAATAGCTTATATGGGAAGTTTGGCGCTAAAATCATATCAGTAAAAAAACTAGCCTATCTGGATGATAAAGGTATATTACGCTTTAAAAATGACGATGAAGAAGAAGTACAACCCGTTTATGCACCTGTTGCCCTTTTCGTTACGTCAATCGCCCGTCACTTTATTATCTCAAACGCACAAGAAAACTATGACAATTTCTTATATGCTGATACAGACAGCTTGCACTTGTTCCATTCTGATAGCCTTGTCCTAGACATTGACCCGTCAGAGTTCGGGAAGTGGGCGCACGAGGGTAGAGCCGTAAAGGCAAAATATCTACGCTCTAAGCTGTATATAGAAGAATTGATACAAGAAGACGGGTCAACGCATTTAGACGTTAAGGGTGCAGGTATGACCCCAGAAATCAAAGAAAAAATCACTTTTGAAAACTTTGTTATTGGGGCAACATTTGAGGGTAAAAGGGCAAGTAAGCAGATTAAAGGAGGTACTCTAATTTATGAAACAACCTTTAAAATCAGGGAAACAGACTATCTTGTATGATGGGTTCATCTTGTCGGTTTACCGCTCCTTTTTTAAAAATTTATTACATAAACAGCAGGTTAAAAATAAAAAAGGGTACTACTATCAGAAATCAAACAACGCACCTAAAAATACTATCTTTCTAAAGTCCTATTTAAAAGCGCATTATGCTTATGAAGATTTTGACTATATCATGGGATTATACAAATTTGTTTCGGCAGAGTTTGAAAAACTCAGCATAAATGCTTTTTACAACTTATGTTGCTATTTAGAAGAAAACAAAATCTACTCACTTTCTTCTAATGCTCTTTACGATTGTTACGAGAAATCCAAGAACCGTCAAAACGATTTAGAAAACCTCAATACAATCATCACACCATTAAAATTTTTAAAATCAACAAACGGAGATAAACAAAATGGCTAAAAAACAAGCAAAACATGAAAACTTTGATACAGTTGTGGCTCAGGCTAAAATCACAGCGACATCTAACAAGTCAGACGGGAAATATAAGCAGAAAAAAGCGACTAAAGCCGTGTACCTTGTCCCAGCGACAGAAGAAGACACGAAGAAGCTCGTAGACTTTGGGCTACAACTCTACACACCAGACACAGAAAAAGACCCAGACGCTCACCCTTACTTTATCGTTAAGGCAACCGAAAATGTGAAAATTTTCACAAGTGAAACCGATTTTGAAGAAGTGAACTTTGGGGTATCTTATGAAGACGTGAACCCAGAAACAGGAGAAATCACGGTTAAGAAAACACCAAACTACAAAACAGAAGAACCCGTATACGTTGCAATTATGTTTGTAGAGGGTGGCGACAATGGAAACGACTTTTTCCGTCTCAACGCTCTTATGATGGCTGACACGTTGACTCTTGAAGAAGTGCAACCCGTTAACCCATTCGCTGGATTGTTCGGTAAATAAAAAGAGCCTTCCCAATCGGGAAAGCTCCAATTATAAAGCGTTTTTCATGGCTTGAAAAGTCAGTTGGTTAGAATGACTCGCACCAGCAAGCACCCCTTGAGGTGTAACCATCTTGCCAGCACTAGACAAGCCTTGAAAAGCCTTACAGATTCACTATATCATACTTGCTTTATTTTGTCAAGTATGATATACTTTTCTTAAAAATTGAAAGGAGAGGAACATGACCTCACAGGAATGCCTAGCAGTGCTAGATAGCGCAATGGCAAAAGTCGGGAACGATGAAGAAATTGAGAGCCTAACGGCTGACTTGATTGACATTAAGGCTTTTGTCGGAGAAATTGACACAGTTGTCTCAGTCTTGAATGAAGACGTTGAGCGCCTAAACATGAAAAACGGTAACTTACGTTCAGCCAATAACGAACTGTACCGCCGTTTAGGTCAGCAAGATGAAATCATGAAACAAGCACAAGAAGACATGAGCGTAGTATCAGCAATCAACGCTGTTATTTAAAGAAAGGAAGAAAAGAAAATGAAACCATTTTCAAAAAGCATTAACTGGTATCCTAACAACGCACTAGACGCACTCAAGGACGAACCAGAAACAGTCGCAGAAGTAACACCGCCAGCTACAATGCCAGCGGACACGCCAGCGCAGGAAGTGCCAAATTACCCAGCGCAAGCCCCAGCCAGCGAAGTTGAGGGCGTAGAAATGAACATCGACCACGAAAACATCGTAGAAGAGGGAGAAGAATAACATGGCTAATAAAATTACCACATTTTTATCAGGTCAGACAGGTAAACAAATCTCAAACATTGACCTATTGAACTCTATCCGCACCCGTGCCAGCGCTGACTATCAGGCAGATATTCCTGTACTTGAGGGCGCACGCATTAACCACGCAACCGTACCGTATCAGGATTTTCAAAAGCATGCCAATGAGTTTTTCACAGCTTTGGTAAACCGTATTGGCTCTACAGTCATTAAAGCCCTTACTTATGAAAACCCTTTGGCTATTTTCAAGTCTGAAACGTTTGAGTTCGGGGACACATTGCAAGAAATCTATGTACACCCAGCCGAAAAGAAAACCTATGACGCTAAGTCAGACGTCAGCCCGTTCAAATTCGCTGATACAGACATCGAAGTCTTTTACCACACTTTGAACAATGAAAACTACTATGAGCGTACTTTTGAACGTGCTTGGATTCAGAAAGCTTTTGTTTCTGACATGGCGTTTGATGAGTTTGTAGACAAAATGTTTACATCACTCCTTTCATCTGATACGCTGGACGAGTATCAAGCAGTTAAGGGCGTACTCGAGAAATCACTTGCGGAAGTCTCTTATACAGACCTTAAAGGCAATGCTGAAAAAATCACGGTGGCAGGTACGAAGATTGACGAAAGCAAACAAGACTTTGTTGTAGACTTTAACCAGTCACTTATCAACCAATCTAAACGTTTTACAATTCCAAGCCGTACCCAATTTAATAACCCCGTGGGCGTGCCAAACATGACGGCGATTGAAGACCAGTACCTAGTTATTTCAGCAGAATTTTCTACACATCTTGACATGTTACTAGCTAACGCTTTCAACATGGATAAAGCAAGCGTACTCGCTCGCACAATCGTAGTAGATGATTTTGAAAAATTCACGGGAGAGGGCGCAAACAATGGGCGTAAGCCAGTCGCTTTCCTTATCTCAGCTAAATCTATCATTAACAAAGATAAGCTGGTACACATGGAAGCCATCCGCAACCCTCGCAACATGACCTACAACTATTTCTACCACCACCATTACATGACAAGCCTATCACTTTTTGAAAACATTCATTTCTGGTATGTTGAGGAAGCCTAAAGGCTGACCAAGGGCGGGCAATAGCCCGCCTATTTTATTAAGTGAAAGGGGACTAAATGAGTTACAAAAATTACAAGCGACATCTTGGCAAGATTGAGCTAAACAAAGAAACTGTAGAGCGTAACCGTCTAGCCTTTTTTGAGTTCTATTTTAATTATTTCTATAATATCGTGGTAAACTATTTCACTTGGGAGGGTTTGCCTAATGACATTGACGAGTTATTTATAGAGAAAAAGCTGATAGAGAATGGGCATGTGGCTTTCTTCCATGATGACACTTTTGGGTTTATTGCCCAAGGTGGAACAAGAGGGGAACGCTTAAACCATTATGACCAGCCTTTGACCTATCAACCCGTTAACGCTAGCAGTATGAACTATTTTAAACAAATGGAAATAGCCTATACTGAAAATGATTTTAGAGTGATTGAAGAACTACACAAGGACAATCCAGACAAGATTAAACGACCTTGTATTGTGATACCTAACAATAATTTCTATGAGCCGTATATAGGCTATTTAGAGTTATTTTGTGAGAAGTTGGCAGATATTGAGCTTACGATTCAGTTAAATAGAAATGCACAAATCACACCGTATTTTATTTTTGCGGACAATACTAATGTGCTATCTATGAAGAATATTTTTAATAAGATTGCCAATTTTGAACCCGTGGTGTATCTCAATAAGCAGAAAGACCAAGACGGACAAGACAGCTTTAAACAGCTATCGGACTATATCCAAGTGTTTAGAACAGACGCCCCATTTTTGCTGGACAAGTTGCATGATGAGAAGTTACGAGTTATGAACCAGCTCCTGACCTTTATTGGGATAAATAACAACCCATCAGACAAAAAAGAAAGGTTAGTTGTATCAGAAGCAATTTCTAATAATGGTGTTATATCCGCAAACATAGAAGTAGGTTGGAAGTCAAGACGAAAATTTGTTGAGCTTATCAATAAATGTTACGGGCTAGAAATCAGCGTAAAACCAGCGGAAACGATTCAGCAGTTTAACCTTGACAAAGTGGCGCTAGATTTAGCAGAAAAGGAGGGAACAATCATTGACCCAGAATAACACAACAGCAACGATTGCAACCTTTTTAAAATCCAGATATAGAAATCCCGTGACGGGACGGCTGGACGGCTTGGCAGTTGATGAAAACGGCGACTTTCTGCACTACAACACGATTATAGACCAGACCTATAACGAACTATTTAAGGACATGGAGCTAACCAATGGAGTTTCAGACAATTTCAAGAAAGAGTTTTGCAAGCACTTTTACAACAGGGAAATTGGTTTGGAGACTTTCGCCCGTTTCCAGATTGCCCTTGAGGAAGTTCTAAACAACGAGTGTTTTAATCTGTTTAAATACCTAGCAGAAATCAGGAACAAGGCTATCAAGGACTTAAACCAGTCAATGAATATTGACACGGTAGGCAACCAGAAAGCGGACGGGCAGGCGCTACAGATAGCGAACACGACACCACAAGAGCGAAAAGAAATTGTCTTCACTGAGCGCTATGGGGTTATAGAGTACGCTGACAACTTGGTAGAAAACCACCAGAAAAATAACGCAGATACAAAAAGCAACGTCTCAGGGTGGAGCGGTTCTAGTCTTGCCGAACGCTTACAAAATAATGCTGAACTGAAAGACATTCAATTTCAGATTTTCAACATTTGTGATAAGCTGTTTTTACAGGTATTTTAGGAGGTGGTTAGATGAAAGATTTATCAAGTGCTAAAATACTAAAGTATGATAGCATGTTAGAAGAAATCACGCTTTTCAGCTTTCAGGATTTTGCTTATGCAGACGATGGCTTATATTATATCCACATGACAAGCAGACGTTTAGGCGACTTGTCTAAGTTGTGGATAAAACTAAAACCTATCAGCTATCATTATGAAAGTATTGAAGACCAAACTTTCTGGACTATCAGGAAGAGCTACCAGCCGTTACAATCTATTAAGGCGCTTCTATTTATCCGCTTTAAGATTGTGGGTGCTTATTATAGCTTTGAACGATTGAACAGTAAGAGCAAGCTGAAAGGCTTTGCCAGAGTGATTGACGATAATAACTATTTCTCACGCATACCCCTTGTAAATGAGGTGGTACATTGGGATAACGGGGTTATCATAACACCTAACTACCAGATGAACGTCACAGGCTTGCAAGAAAGACGGGTAGAGGTTGACGGTCAGCAACTCCTTGAAGATTGGGCAACCTTTAAAATAAATGTAAGCAACGATAGAAAGGGAGTGCCTAGAACTATCATGACAGCAGAAAGAGGGCATGAAAACCTATGATAATTATTAACTTGTCCGAGACAACGGACACACTACAGATTGAAGTGCTGGGACACGGAGACGATAAAGACCAATCTTGCGCCCGTGTATCAACCGTTTGCGACTGTATCTATTTAGGGTTTAAAGACCAGTTAGAGAAGTACAAGAAGCACAACGGGTACACACTTTTAATTGCTAACAAGAAAAAGTTAGGACGTAAAGGCGCTTTACTGGTTCGCTATCTTGAATACCTAGCAGACCTAAAAGAACTCTATCCAAACTCAATCAAAATCATTGACAAAGCAAAGGAGAAAAAAGAAGATGGCAACAAATAGCAATTACAATTTAGAAAAAAAGACAACTAAACGTGTCCGAGGTATTCACTCATTGATTAAATTCCAGAAACATCAGGGAGTTGAGAGCCTAACAATCCAAGGTAAGGACACATTAGCAGACGTTTCACAGGATAAAAACGGAGACACAAACTTAATTTTAATGGCTGACGTTGATAAAGTAAATTCAGTAACCTCTAACGTTCCTTATCTTGGCGTTTCTCATTCAATCACAGGAGAAGACCCTGACAAGAATAAGACAGCGAACATCAGCCAAGACCTTACTCAATTCCCTCTATCTGGTGGCGAACTGGTAACGGTTACAAAAGAACCAGAAAGTTTGACAATCCACGATGAAAAGGTTAAAGAATTTGTAGCAACAACGGTTACAGCAAAAGAAACTGAAATCAAGCAATTCATCGGAGAAGTCAAAGAAGAATTGACTACTAAAATTAACGAACATTCAGGTGGAACATCAGCAGAGCCTTTTGACAAAGACGCTTTTAAAGATGAAGTTCAACAATATGTAGAAGCAAATTTACCTTATAGTGTTTTTTCTGGGAGTCTCAATTTTGATTATGATAATATGTTTTTTGGAATGACAAACCTTGACCAATTAAACGAAAATATCGAACTTGACTTTATTCACAATTCACGAATTATTGACCGTTTAGTGTTAAGAAAAAGTGATTTTGATAACAATAAAACATTTGAAAATGAAAAAATGTTTATTAAACTATATACAAGCCCTTATATGGCTGACATGATAGGCGGTGGAGACGTAGAAGACCCATCAGGAAAAGGGCAACTACGCTTACATGTTACATTAAAACAACCGCTTGATAAATCACAAGAAAAATATAATGTTTTTGCTAAATTCTATTTAGACCATCCTGCAAATCTTTGGTTTAATTTCCAAAAACTGGTAGGCGATGGAACACGTTTAAACGGTGCAGCAGTACCACAATAAGAAAGGATTTTAAAACATGAATCCAGAAGAATTTAAAGACGAGTTTTTCAGGGCTTACCGTGGGCGCTATTCGTCTTACTGGGTGGAACGTTGGGGGCTTATCCCCTCAATTCCTACCAGCTTTGATAATGCCAATTCAGTCTACGAGCTTTTGGCTTGGATACAGCGTGCCTTTAAGCAACTACTGGACGACTTTGTAGCGCTGGAAAGTGAGCTAGAAGACTATAAGAACGCTTTGACCGAACTCCTAGAGCAACTTATCCCGTTGCTTATCCGCCGTTACATGGAAAGCAAGGAAGCGGACGACTGGTTTAACGAAAAAGCGGACATCTACTATAACAAGATTATCAAGCCTTATATTGACGCTGAAATAGCTAAAGTCAATAAGAAAATCGCTGAACTTGAAAATAAAGTAGATGATGAAGTTAAGCGCCTAGACGGACGGATTGACGCTTTAAACGACAATCTAGAAAAAGAAATCAAGAAGCTTGACGACCGAATCACAAAGGAAGTTGAAACCTTAAACAAACGTATCACAGCGGAAAACAACGCACTAAAAGAACGGATTAAAGCGCTAGAAAATGCTAACACAGGCTTGCAAAATGCTTTGCGTAAAATCATTGAAAACCTTGAGGGTTCAGGCGCTTGGACTGGTGGCTTGACTGGTGGCTTTAACCAAGGGCGCAACATCGCAACGGGTAATATCAACTTGTTTGGTGGTACGCCAGACGGTAACAGCTTTATCAGGACGAATAACGGAAGCACAGAAAACGACTTGTCAGGAGGTATCTAATGCCTTTAGAAGCACGATTTTCAACCTCTACCACAGCCAACGTAGAAAACTTTGGTACGGGTATAGCGCCTTGGACGGAAGCCTATGCCAACGCGTGGCAGTTCTCAGGTGATACAGACTACGGTTACATGACGAACGGCAACACGACTTATATACAGTATGGGCAAAATGACCCTTCCGTCTGGGCGTCTATGAGGTTCTGGGGCGAATCCGTTGAAATCCTAGAAGAGACAAAAAACGATGATAATTCTATCACAGCGAAAATCAGAGTAAAGGCGCTTTTCTGGTGGAGTAAACGGGTCAGCTCAAATGCTGGGTATCGGGTAGAATATGATATTAAAATCAACGGGCGAACCGTTTGGACGTTTAGCGGATATACAACCGATGAAGTGATTAAAAATGATGAAGTTGCCCAAGACTTTACCGTGACCATACCAGCCGAAGAAAGTTCATCAGCCAGTGCCTTAAATATAAATGTATCTTATCCAGACGGACAATATTCAGACAATTCATTTTATGTGGGTATGTACCTATATAATACCAACAAGAAAAAGCCTAAAACGTTGAAACCGTGGGCAATCCGTAATGACGGCGTATTTAAGACCTTAAACCGCCCAAGCGGTATCTTCCAACAGCGCAAAGGCGGTTGGCAAGACGTCAGCGAACAACCAGCAAACGCAGTTGGCGAAGCTATACCAGCACCGCACAGCGTGAGAAAGTCGGGTCAATGGCTGGGACAAGGACAGATAGGACAAGAATAAGGGAGGGTTTCAGCCCTCCTATTTTTAAAGGAGAGACTATGCAAGAATCAACCAAGATATGGCTTTATGCAAAAAGCCCGTTTAAAAATGACTATGCTAATGTGATAAACTTTGAGACAAAGGAAGCTATGGAGGATTTTTTTACTAAAAAGAATCCACATATAGAAATTGTGTATGAGTATGACAAGTTTCAATATACACAGCGTAACGGGTCTATTGTAGTATCTGGACGGGTGGAGAAATATGAGAATGTGACTTATATGAGGTTTATCAACAACGGAAGAACCTACTACGCCTTTGTCTTTGACGTGCTTTATATCAATGAAGACGCTACACGCATTATTTATGAGGTGGACGTTTGGAACACCTACCAGCACGAACTAAAGGCGCTTAATGTGATTGGTCAAGTGGAACAGCAAACCTTACCTAATGAGTTGTGGGCACTGAAAGACAGTCAGCAAGGTTTTTCAGTTGGGACTAAGTACGCTACACGGGCTGGAGAAGTCGGAATCGATACAGAGTGGCTTGTAGTCGTGGCAAAACCTACGATTAAGATGACCACCAAGGCAAACCGCCCCGTAAATATGAGTTATTCAGGTATGCAGAAAACCTTTAAATACTTTTTTATCCCTGTAAATTTGAAAAGTGGAGCGTCCAGACCTTTTATTTTCAACGGCAAAAAGTATGATAGCTTTTACCTTGAAAACCTATATAAGCACCTTTTCGGATTGAATCAGGACGGGTCAAGCACCGTTAACCAGATTGTAAACATGTATTTAAGCCGTGATATTGGGGTAAAATACAAGGAGACAACGGACGGCGATAAGACCTATATAGAAATCTTGTCAAACATCACGGGCAGTGTTGCAGAGATTGGGCGCAAGAATAGCCGAAACTATCGGACATCGGGAAGTTCTCCCAGCAGTGGAAGTGGTAGCACCAATGAAGAGGGCGACATTTCAACCGAGGAAAGCCGTGTTAGACTGGTTACTAGAATCATCAAGAAGCTAGTGCCAGATGCAACAGCGGAAGGGATTGCTGGAATCATTGGGAATTTCTCAGCAGAAAGCAACGTCACAGCCAAGAAATACGAGGCGGACTATGCTACAGGTTACGAGTACGAGAAAATGGAATCAGAGCCAACAGCGGAGAACCTTATGGGAAGCTGGGGCGCTTTTGCTAGTCTCTACTCTATCAGCTTAAATGAAGCAGGCTATAGAGGGAGTGACGGCAATCACTGGATAGGTATCGGAATCGGGCAGTGGACGGGTCCAAGGGCGGAGGAGCTTTTAAACTTTGCCAGAAGCCAAGGGAAATCACTTTGGGATTTTAACCTACAATTTCAATTCATGAACCAAGAGAGCCGAGCCGACACGTTTAGACGGGTGGCTAGTTCATCAGCAAGCGCCAGCACCAACGCAAGCGACTTTATGAACAACTGGGAGGGTGTAGCCTATAAAGAAGCGGAACGCATAGAGCAGGCGAACGCTTGGCTATCTACTATACAAGACGAGTTACAGAAAGGGTAAGACATGACAGAAGCTACAGAAACGCTAAAAGCACTAAATGAAATCAAGTCACGAGTAGGAACTAGCGTAGGTAACGGACAATGTTACGGGCTAGTCGCCCTCTATTCTCAACTGTTGGGCGGTTGTGACATTGGGGGAGGTATCAACACCCCGAACCCTAACGGCAACGGCAGACAAGCCAGCGGAAGCGATACACAGAGGGGTATGAGTGCCAGCAACATTGGCGGAGATTATGACTGGGAAGCGCTGGGCTGGAAAGTCCGCTTTGACCCGTCTTGGGCTGATTTAAGAGTAGGCTGTATTGTCTGTTATATCCCATCAGGTAGCAACATCTGGGGGCATACGTCTGTTATATCAGCGGTCAACGGCTCAAGTTATGACGTGATAGAACAGAATTATGCTTGGAGCGGTTACACAACCGAAAGAAGCGGTATAGATACGATTGACAACATTGAAAGTATTATCTACCCTCCTGAAATCGTAGCAGGTGGAGACATCGGAGAAATCACAGGGAACACAGGAGATAAGCAACTAGGAAACGGGGACTACTCAAAAACAGCCTTTGACGTTGAAGCCTTACTGATTGAGGTTGACGGATTTTTTGACTATCGCCCTAATGTGTATGAAATCCCGAACCTATTAAAGATTGCCTATGACCAGATACAAGAGGGCTTACGCTCATACATGGGTAAAGACGACCTAGAAATAGAAGTACAGCTATTAAATAGTGAGTTCACAGAGATAGAACTGTATGACATCTATGGTAACAGTTATGTGTATCAGCCCCAATATTTACCAAGGACAATAGACGAAAACCACAAATATAAAGTAGTTGTAAGCGGTAGCCTTGGAGATAGTAACCAAGTCCATATTAACTTTTTAGAGTACAACAACGCTAACAATGTAAGCTACGCTGATAAGAATATTCTGGATAGCTTGGAGAGTGGCGACTGGGCGGAACACAATCCAGAGCATTTTAAATACGGGTTGAATGACGTGACAGGAAAAAGCGTTGCAATCTTGAATGACGCAGAAGCCAGCTATATTCAGAGCCATAAGAATCAAATGGAACATACACAGCTTACATTTAAAGAGAATCGGGAAACGCTCAAGCAAAGTATAGACCTATCAAACAAACAGGTTGCAAACGCTAACTCACAAGCCAGCTACAATGCACAATACGCCGTAGATAGTGCCAACATCAACCAATGGACGGAGGGCGCTAGTGGTATCTTAAACGTAGCTGGAAATCTCTTAACAGGGAACTTTGGGGGCGCACTTGGTGGGCTTGCGTCTGGTGGTATGAAAGTCTTTAACGCTAACCGAGACTATAATAATAAAGTAGTTCAGCAAGGTTTCACAGATACAAACAACGCCTTAAACTCGCAATCAAATGCCCTCGCAAACATGAAATCTAAAATAGCCCTTGACCAATCTATCAGAGCATACAACGCAACGATGGCAGACCTACAGAACCAACCTATCAGCGTGCAACAAATTGGGAATGACCTAGCTTTCCAATCAGGAAACAGACTAACAGACGTATATTGGAAAGTCTCCTTGGCTCAGAAAGAAATCATGGGACGAGCTAACGAGTACATCAAATGTTACGGGGTGCTTGTCAACTGGTTCACTAATGACGCTTTAAGTGTTATGAGGTCAAGAAAGCGGTTTAATTATATCAAGATGATTAACTTAAACCTTGGAACGCTAAGAGCCAACCAGTCACATATCAACGCACTACAGGCTATTTTCCAGTCTGGTGTCAGAATCTGGAATTATTCAGCCAATAAAGAAGACAGCATTTTGTTTGATATTCAGAAAAACAACCCGAATTTTTAAAAGTATGATATAATGAAATAGAAAGGAGTGATTTTCTATCGAAGAACAAGAAAAATGGTACAATCCGCAGAAAATGCTATCTTATAACCAGTATCTTAATTTTGTTATTGGTGGGCGTGGAATTGGGAAAACCTTTGCACTCAAAAAATATCTGTTTAAAAGATTCATTGAGAAAGGGGAGCAATTCATCTATTTAAGGCGGAACAAGTCAGAGCTTGACCGCATCGACAAGGACAAGTTTTTTACTACGGAATTGCTTAAACAAGTCTTTACAAATTTTGAGGTAATAGACAGCGACGCTAGTAAAATCCATACTAAGATTATTTTCAGAGCGGACAACATGGAAGAGGAAGAAAATATTTTAGTTTTGTCTTCTACTAAGATAATACTCAACGGGAAAATTGTTTGCTATCTCAAGAGCCTTTCTACTTGGGTAGACTTGAAAGGGTCAGAGTATGATGAGGTTATGAGTATTCTATACGATGAGGTATTGATAGACGTTACCAGTAAAAAGAGGTATCTTGATAACGAAGTGGAAGCGTTACTAAATTTCATCTTCTCAGTATTCAGAAGACGGGACGGGTGTCACGCTTACCTGCTATCAAATGCAAGTAATTTCAACAATCCCTATTTTGCCTTTCTGAAATTCTACGATGATAACGGCAAGCGGTTCTATAATTTGAAACAGTATGCTACGCTGATAGAGTTCCCCCCTCATTCTGCTTTTCAGACAGAGGAAGAGAAAGAAAGCGGATTCTTTAAACTATTGAGTAAGTCCAGTATTTATGAAAGCGTGGCTAATAACGAGTTTCAGATTAAAAACGATAAGAATATAGCGAAGATTAAAGGGTTAAAGTCTAGGCTATATAGCTTTTATTGTGATGGTACTTTCTTAACAGGGTACTATATAGACAATATGGTATATATCGCTAAAGGCTTTGACAAGAATTTGACGGCTTATTGTTTAGAAGTGGAGCAGGTGGAAGACGGGTTTGTTTACTTGAATAAAGCCAGCGCATTGGGTAAGACTTTACGGAGTTTATACTTAAAAAATATGTTTATTTATGAAGATTTAGAGACTAAAAACAAATTTATAGAGGTTATCAATCATGTTATATAATATTATGCTAGAAGTTGCTAAAGGCGACTATATCACAATTCTCTTTGCTTTGATTCTGTTTGACTTTATCACGGGTTTTCTCAAGGCTTGGAAGTGGAAAGTTACGGATAGCTGGACGGGTTTAAAAGGGGTTATCAAACACACCCTAACATTTATTTTTTACTATTTTGTAGCGGTATTTTTAACTTATATTCACGCTATGGCAGTCGGTCAGATTTTACTTGTTATCATTAACCTATACTATGCCTTGTCAATCATGGAAAATCTCGCTGTTATGGGTGTCTTTATCCCTAAATTTATGACAGCAAGGGTACAAGAAGAGTTACAGAAATACACAGCACAACTAGACGCAGGGAAAGACCTGCTGGAAGAATTTAAAGGATAAAAGAAATAATGGTTAAAAAGAATGATTTATTTATAGATGTTTCAAGTCACAACGGATATGATATAACAGGTATCTTGGAGCAGATGGGAACAACTAACACAATTGTTAAAATATCAGAAAGTACGACCTATTTAAACCCTTGCTTGTCTGCTCAAGTGGAGCAGTCAAACCCTATCGGATTCTATCACTTTGCCCGTTTTGGTGGAGACGTGGCAGAAGCCGAAAGAGAAGCGCAATTTTTCCTTGACAATGTACCCCAAAAAGTTCAATATCTTGTGCTAGACTACGAGGACGACCCAAGCGGAGACGCACAAGCGAACACTAACGCATGCTTACGCTTTATGCAGATGATTGCAGACGCTGGATATAAGCCTATTTATTATAGTTATAAACCTTTCACGCTTGATAATGTGGACTATCAGCAAATTTTAGCACATTTCCCTAATTCTCTATGGATTGCAGGGTATGGCTTAAATGATGGTACAGCTAACTTTGAATACTTTCCAAGTATGGACGGGATACGCTGGTGGCAATACTCAAGCAATCCGTTTGATAAAAATATAGTCTTGTTAGATGATGAAGAAGATGACAAGCCAAAGACTGCTGGAACTTGGAAACAAGACTCTAAAGGGTGGTGGTTCAGACGCAATAACGGCAGTTTTCCCTATAATAAATGGGAAAAAATCGGAGGGGTTTGGTACTACTTCGATAGTAAAGGTTATTGCTTAACGAGTGAATGGCTCAAAGACAATGAAAAATGGTACTACCTCAAAGATAATGGCGCAATGGCGACTGGTTGGGTACTAGTCGGGTCAGAATGGTACTATATGGACGATTCAGGTGCTATGGTCACAGGCTGGGTCAAATACAAGAATAACTGGTATTATATGACGAATGAACGTGGTAACATGGTTTCTAATGAATTTATTAAATCTGGTAAAGGTTGGTATTTCATGAACGCAAACGGAGAGCTTGCAGACAATCCAAGTTTCACAAAAGAGCCAGACGGACTTATCACAGTAGCATAAAAAGAAAAGCTAGTAGAAAGTTTCTACTAGCTGTTTTTATAGTCTGCAATGATTTTATAAGCGTCCTCGTCTGGGTTATCCAGAGCGATGGAGCAGATGGCAGACAGGACACTATTCATCTGATTGTATTTCTGTAAATAGTGATTTTCTAGCTGTTTGTAGTTACTGATGTGTTTTTCATATCCAGCCAGAGAAAAGGAGTGATGGAGGTTTATGAGTTGCTGGGTCAGTCTTGCCTTGTCTAAGCCGTCAGGATATGCCCTCATCATTTCTGAAAGCGTTTCTAAATAGCTTGTAAATGAATGTATAACCAGTTCATCAAGTGTTACCATACCCCGAACGCTAGAAGCTGTTAGGCTTGCAATCTTTTGACCGTGCAACCTTAAACTGTTTTCAAATTGTAAGGTTATTTCTTGCTGTTCTAAGCGTGTTTTGTCTTCCATAGTATTAACCCCCTACATTCTCAAGATAAGCTACAAGGCGCAAGATAGAAGCCGTGTTGCTATCGTTTTCTCTCTTTAACTTCGTGATGGTGCTTTGTTGTTGCTCAAGCTGTTTTTGTTGCTTGAAAATGGTATAGGTCAATAGTGACAGTATCACTAAGAAAGTAAGAATGACAAGGTTACAAGAAGCGAACCACCAGAACCAGAAACGACCTTTTTTATTTAATTTGTTATATGAATTTTTCATGTGTTAGTACCTAAAAATGTATAAATCCCTTTCTATTGATAAATAAGTTACTTGTAAAATACCTTTGTAAACTGTAGACCCGTATGGTTGATAATGTTGTTCTACATCGTATAAATCGTAATAATGTGGCTCAAAGCCCTCTATATCGTCCATAATTGGCTTTATACGGCTGATAGCATAATCTAGCGAAATAATCGGGAAGCCGTCAAAATGATATTGCTTGACTATCTTTCTAGCCCTTTCTACTTGCGTTGGTTGTATCATATCCATTTAATATCCGTCCCTTCCTTGTATATAGCGTTCAAAAGCTGATTTTAAACAATAATGAGAATATTTTGAGTATTTCAAGTTTTTCACTTCCTCAAAGATGATAAGCGTGTTTAAGCGCTCATTTTTAAAATAGTTCTCATAGACTTCTTTATATCCACGGCTTCTATATAGTTCCTTTTCATCTTCCAGTTTTTCATCTGGAAACTTATCTATACATTGAATCTTGAGAGGAGTGACCCCCTCAAGAATAATTTGAAATTGTGCTATCATTTTCTTTCTCCTATCTTCCTACTACATCGTTAAGTTTATAATCTCTATGTTTAACCCTAAAATTTGTATATGTGTTAGTGTCTGGTACTCTATCAACGAATACAACACTATCAGCAGAATAGTAAATAAACATTAAATCATCTGTTAAATCTTGATAATAGTAAGTATAGTAAAAATCTTGTTTTTCAATTCTTCCATCTTCTGCTAGTAACTTAATAAGAGTTTCAACTTTCTCCCAGTTGTTAGCCTCATTAACTCTTGCAAGAATTTCACGTTTTTTCATTTGTTTATACCTCTTTATCTTTCTGATACCATTATAGCATTTCTCAAAATGCTTGTCAAGTGTTTTTGAAATTATTTTTTAATTTATTTTTAGAAATGTTTTTATCTCATTTCTAACTATCTATATTGTACCATTTACACAAATGATTGTCAAGCGATTTTTGAAAATATTTTTATTTATTTTTCGATTTTATTTCTTGACATTTTTCTAAATTGTGATATAATAGATATAGAAACAGATGAAAGGATTTTATAAGATGATAGATGATTGATTTTGATAATAGCTAGAGTTGGAAATGAGTTTTCTCTTTCATTTCATTTTCAAATTTCCACTTGGGGAATTTTTGAA